GTGGTTTTGCTGCTAATTACCTGGGTTCCCCAATCGGAACCATTCTTGGGACATCGCCCGGAACATCCGCGTTCATTGTGGGTTTAGCCGGGATGGCCATCTGTCAAGGTATTGTCGAGTCCGCAGGGTCATGGAGCGATATAAGAAAGCTCAAAAATGACTAGCTGGGTAGATTTTGCGTACACAATCGTGGCGCTGATTGTCGCCGCACTGCTGATGTACGTGATGCAGAAGGTAGAAGAAGATCGCTGGAGCAAGACTGACCCGCTTTGGCTGCAATGGATGCGCCGCTTGGCGTTTTGTAGTACCGCTCTCATCCTTCTTTATTCCGTCAATTCTTCTGACTGGAAGTTTACCTCCCTACTCCTCATAAGCGGTGCGGCCGTGATACTTTTTATCAACGCACTAGCGTTGCACTTGCGTGCGCCTCCAGCGCGTGGACATCGAGGGCGCGCGTACCATCCCCAAAGTTTTTCGCGCTTCATAATTCGCGTGGCCCATTATTTCAATGTGCACAGATGAAAGGGCCTATCGACATCAAGGGTGCCGTAGCGTTGATCATCACCTTGACGTTTGGCATCGTGCTTGTGTCGGTAGTGATCGGCGCGCTGGTTACCGGTCGCACTGTGGGGACAGAAGCGGTGCACTTGCTTTCAACAATTTGTGGCGCATTGATTGGGGTACTGGCAACCTATATTGGTGACAAGGTTTCGGGTGAAGAGAAGAAGTAGCAGATAGGTTATTATGGTGGATAGCTTGGACTTGGGGGGTGCGGCGCAGTTTGTTACCGCGCTGGTGCTGGCGTTCAACTGCTTTCAAAGCTGGCGAAATGGGCAGCGCGCAAAAGTGATCGCCGCCAAGACAGAAGTGATTGCCGCCAAGACAGAGGTGATCGCCGACAATATGCAGGCGCTGGAACAGAACACTAACTCAAAGATGGATGCTTTGCTGGATCTGACAGCCAAGTCTTCGAAGGCTGAAGGATTGCAGCAGGGGCGCGAAGAGAAGAAGTAGCAGTGTTGACACAATGTTCCGCCTAACATACTCTGCGCGCAATTAAGTTTCGACTTGCGGCCGTAAGCCGCTGCCGACTTGCACCCGGAAGGTGCTGCCGACTAGTGGCCGTAAGCCCACCGAAGGAGAGTGAAAGATGTTGAAGAGGCACCTGTTGATGACGACCGCGGCCTTTGCACCTCCGGGTGAGGGCAACGGCGGAGAAGGGGAAGATCAGCATGTCGAAGACCAGGATACCGAAGGGCAAGAAGGGGATGACGCCCTCGAAGCAGGAGAACAAGATGCCGCCGCTGACGAAGGGGCGGATGAAATCGAAGGTTCGGAAGGGGATGACGAGGGGCAGATAGACGAACCCCCTGCGCGGCGGCCCAATCGGGCGCAATCGCGCATCCAGTCCCTTACTCAGACGCTCGCGCAGGAGAAGGCGGAGCGACAGAGAATTGACCGGGAGTTGATGGAGCTCCGCGCTGAGCAGCGCGCCCGTCAGCAGCCTCAAGGAGAGAGTGCAGAGGCCAAGGCGGCGCGTCGCGCCCTCATGGACCCGATGGAAGTGATGCGGGAAGACCTGAAAGAGTCGGAGCAGCGCACTGCAGCATTGCTCCAGCGGCAGGCCATCCAGCAACAAGAGACAAGCGATAAGCTGTTGTATAACAGCATCTTACGTGATGCGCCGCACTTGAAAAAGTACGACGCGGAAGTCGAGAAGATTCGGAAGGAACAGGAAGATCGCGGTGTCTTCGTACCGCGGGAAGTCCTGCTCGACCTGGCCATCGGGCGCGCGGCGCGCGCCGCGGCAACGAAAGCGGCGCCGAAGGCGAAGAAGGAGGGGCAGCAGCGCATCGCAGCGCAGCAGTCCAGGCCGGCCGGGGCCAGAGGAGATACTGCTACCGCTCGCGGGAAGCAGGGAGACAGCCCGGAGAGCCGGCTGCTGAACGTGCCAATTTAAGGCAGCGCACAGCGCGTTGCCATTTTAGGAGACTACTGGAATGGCAACGAACGTAGCTGCCTCTTTTTCCGCCGATATCGAAAATTATATCGCGGACAAAACCCTCCCCCTTACCCGCAAGCAGCTCGTCGCCTACCAGTTTGGCGACCCGCTCCGCCTCCCTAAGGGGCGCGGCACCACCTACACCGCAACCCGCTACCTCCGTGTTCCCCTTCCGTTCGCTCCGCTGTCGGAAGGTGTGCCCCCCGTCGGGCAGAACATGACCATCCAACAGGTGTCGGCCGTTGCCCAGCAATGGGGCGACAAGGTCACTATCACTGACGTGGCTGAGATGACGATCAAGCATCCGCTGTTCGTCAAGGCCACTGAGCTTGTTGCCCTCCAGATCGGCGAAACGCTGGAACGCAACACCTTCAACACCTTGAACTCTGGTACCCAGGTCAACTACGTCAATTCGCGCGGCTCGCGCGGGGGGCTGGTTGCCGGCGACGTCATCAACCCCCACGAAGTCAACCGCGCCTATGGCGCGCTGTTCACGCTCGGCGCGCCCCGCTACATGGGCGACGAGATGACCGACACCAAGCTGGAGGCCAACGCGGGCGGCGCCAAGGCGTCCTCCAGCCCACGCGCGATGCCGCATTATGTGTCCATCATGCACCCGCTGGTGGCTCAGGACTTCCGGGAAAACTCAACCGTTGTAACGGCTTGGTCCTACTCAGACATCAACCGTCTGTACAACTATGAGGCTGGTGAGTGGGGCGGCATCCGGTTCTGTCTGAGTAACATGGTCCCAACCTGGACCGGTATCGCGCAGATCACCGGCACGCCGGGCACCGCGGGCAATTTGGCGACCAACGCCAACTACTTCATCAAGGTGACGGCGTCCGATACCCAGAACCAGTTCGAGAGCCAGATCTATCAGGCTTCCGGCGCGCTCTCGGTCACCGGTCCGAACGGCTCGATCTCGGTGGTGCTGCCAGTCCTTGCCGGTTTCACCTTCAACGTCTACATCGGCACCGGCACCGCGGCCGCTGTCGCCAACCTCGGCCTTTCCGCCGCGGGCCCGACGGTCGGCCCGCAGGCTGGTCAAGCGACGCAGATGGCCGGTGGTCAGACCGTGATCATCACGGGGATCGGCGCCGCGCAGACCCCGCCGGCTCCGCCGGCGACCGGCCTCACTGTATACCCGACCTACATTATCGGCCGCGGCGCTTACGGCCAGGTCATGCTGGACGACGCGCGCTTCACCTACCTGAAGGAAGCTGACAAGTCCGACCCGCTGAACCAGCTTCGGGTGGTCGGCTGGAAGGTGTTCTACGGCACCTTGATTCAAAATCAGCAGTTCTTTATGCGGATCGAATCACTTAGCGCCTTCTCCGCCACGTTCGGCTAATGACATTGGCGGGGCTTCGGCCCCGCCTTCCTCTTTTGCGCAGGATCTTAGTATGGCCACGGGCACTCTCGGGACGACCACCAACTCGGCGCTGACTTCGATCAACGGGTGGACCCCGTCAACCGCGATAACTGACGTGGCGGCGATTGCGGCCCTGATCAAGAATCAGAACGCATTCAATGCGATCACGCCCGGCAACTTCTCCCCGTCCGGGCGTTTGTTTTTGCCTGGTGGCCGCGGCATTATCCAACTGCTGCCCGGTGACTATATTGGCGTCGACGCCAATGGTTGGCCCGTCGTGGTTTCTGCCCAGTCAATCGCGGGTCAATCGGCAACTACAGAGTGGGCACATTCCTGAAGGGGAACTAAATGGCTGACGACAAGAAGACCAAGGGGCCTCAGAGACCCAAGGCGATCGTGGACACCTCCATCCTCGATGCGAAGGTCATCGCGGAGTTACGCACCAAGGCCAGGAACAAGGTCGAGGCGGAGCGCGTCGCCGCGGCCAAGGCCAAGATGCTGGAGGAGTTCGAGAACGAGGAACGTCAGGCCGGCGGGCTCGATGAGCCCATGGTCGACGTCTATCTCGACTTCGCCCCCTACTGCGACCGCGCCATGATCGACGGCGTCATTTACTTCAACGGCCAGACCAAGACGGTGCGCGAGAGCGTGGCGTTGCTGTTGAACGAGATGATGGCCATGACCTGGAAACACCAGTCCGAGATTGACGGCAAATCGGAGAACTTCTACCGTCGTTCCCGTGGCACCCACGTCACAGCCAATGGAGGGGTTTCTTCCAATATATTGAGGGCTTAAATGGACGATTCGAAAGGGGAAACGGCACCGGCGCTCGGCATCTCGATCAACGCGCAGGTAGCGGCAGCACGCCAGATTACGATGCAGAGCTTCATCGACCGCGACGCCTCCGGGGCCGAGATCGACGAGCTACTGGACAAGTTGAACGCTTCGCTGGATCGGCAGGTGGCGTTCTACGAGATTGAGGAAGAAGAGAAGCGAATCGAAGTTGATC